TCTCCTGTTCATGGGGAAGATGTGGAAATCAATTTCCGATATATCAAAATCATCACCGCCCTGGTTGCTCCACACCAGCTGCCACTCGCTGCCCAGCTGGCTTCTGGAGATCTGCACGCGGTGTTCCTTGATGGTGTTGGAGTGACTGTTTGCCTGGTAGACCTTCTCGACACCATCGACCACAACTTTCAGCTGTAGCCGACCACCCGATGCGCAAGCAATATAGACATCGGTGGCTTTTTTGGTATGAAAGGTGCCGTAGTCGGACAGTCCCTGGTCGAGCAGGGCGGCGATACTTTTACCGGCGTCTTTTTCTCCCTCGAGCAGATAGATACCGTCGTCGGCCACGCCGTAATACTTGCCGTCGCGCTCAAAAAATGAATTGTATCCGTAGCCGTCATACTGCGACGAAGTGCCGGTGTCGAGGTTGACCGCCCACGTTCGGCTGTCCGATATCCCGGGGATCTCCCAGTTCCCGCCGGTTTTCCTTACCGCCATGGCGGTGTCGCTTAACAGAGTGTATGAGAAAAATTCTACTAGAAATTCATGAAAACTTACACAAGAACCTTCTACGATAACCTGTTCACTAATATCATAAAGATAAGCTACAAGAGAGCCTATGGTGGCATTTATACTCGCTGTCTCGCTCGCTGACTGTAGCCATGAGACAAAAGTATTGATTACCCCATTGGTAACGATAGGGTTATTTATATCGCGTAACTGTATCCTCAACGCATTTAAAGACTCTTCCGCAGAAACATATTCTGAGACGGTTACTAACCAGGTAACAAGAGCTTCTACTGTTCCTGATATTGGCACCACTTCATTATACACAAAAGGCTGTACGTGTATGGTCTCTGCACTACCACTTATACTTGTTGCGCAGTTCATATCGATATAAAACACAGCGACATTTTCTGCCGACCCCGTGGCAATTATATCCTGAATAAACTGCTCTTGCGCCAGCCGGTCACTGGCGTAGAATTCCACCACTTCACCGGTACTGTAAACCGTGACGATCCGGCTTGATGTGCTGGTGGTCGAACCATCAATGGCTCCGGACGATACAAACTCATCATAGGCCAAGCGACCTGCCGAAGAGCTGTGGGTAAGTATTGGTGACTCAAAGATGAAAACAACAGTGTCAGACGCTGCGCCAAAACCGTCCCATGCTTTAACGTACTCGTAAACAGTCGCCTCGTGGTCATCGCCAAATATGCCAAGAGATACAAATCGTGGTAAAAATGCCGAGCCAATACTATAGTTGTAGTCTCCACTACGAGAGACCAATGCAGAAATATTGGTGACGCCTTCCCCAGCAGCGCCTTCCGCGTACCCCCATGAGGCAATCGGCGTAACCCAGGCTATGCCGTAATCTGGCATCGCTGGGACGTACTCATCGTTACTATATGAATACAAAGGCTGTAATGATTGTCTCGATATGGCGTAGTTAGTGTCCCCACCAATTGACATAACCTCATGTAACCACGCTGAACCATGCGGTATCGTGGAGGGCTCAATAAAAAGATTACTGGATCCGGAAAGACTGTCTGACACAAACTCATTAAACTCATATGTATAAAGGCTTGTAGCACCCGATAACTTTGCTTGACCCCCACTTGACCCAGAAGTGGTCAAACTTCCTTCAGCGCTGACCAGTATGGTTTGACCCGCGTATATCGTAAGCGAACCGGTTCCCTGCATTATGCTCTCCCAAACTGAACTTCGCCTTCGGCTATAACCGAGTTAGTTACTACGTCACCAGATGTGTATATCTTGGCGTACCCATATAACGCCTGATTTGACGCCGGCAGTGTACTTTTGTAAAGCGCTACTTCAGAGCCAAGAATCATCATATAAACTACTGATAGATCAGGTTGAACTATAATGCGTATTTTAGCGTCACCTTCATGGTTAGCAGCGAGGACAAATTTAGTGGCATTGAGTTCTGTTACTTTTATACCCGTTGGGTCTATCATGATGCCGTGCGAAAATGACCCTACCGGAGTTGCTTCATTATTGCTGGACTGAATACCAATAAAAGCTCCACCTGTTCCCATATTTACCTGATATTCGATATATCTCTTTCCGATTAATGGTTGAATTGATCTCGCCCATGAGTTCCATCCGCTATTAAGAAGCCTGTTGGCTTGATCTGGAATTGCGGAGATCGCCTGCTCTGCGGGCTTACCTGGAACTGCAGGAGTTGGTGGATGCCATGTCGCTATTGTTTTTTCAGTATAACTATACTGTTCTGATCCAGTTCAGCCTCCTCCGCTTGAACTAGGGACTGTTTGTCGGCGCATCCAGTCAGCCAGGTCAAGTGGTTGATCATAACCTGAGGCCATACCACCTGTTGTAATAGCGTATGGGTCATCGAACAATGAACTTGTCATAAAGCCCCCTTTATTTTACTATCATCTGTATGGGCTGGTCATCTACCGCAAAGCCCTGAAATGTAAAAAATGTAACGCCTTGTTGCTCAACACCCGTAACCCCGGTGCCATCAAAGGCCGCTATATACGCATTCTCACCCCAGAGCCAAGATAAGTAAACTAGTGGTCGGCCGAGAATCCTGGTGTCTACCTCGGCTTGTAATATGCGCCTGCGTTCTTCCTGAAAATCGTCCCAGGCCTTTTTAAACCGTATAGCCCTGGGGTCAACTGGATTCTCTTTGTCCGGCTCAGCGTCCATATATGTATCGTCACCTAAGTCATATGCCTTAGTTATTGCATCAATAAGTGGTCGTAGGGTTGGCATATAATCACGCAAAGTTCTCATACTCGCTTCTTTGACTAATATCGGGCTATTAACAGTTTCAGATGTTGGTATTGGTGAGACATCCAGCATATCAGGTATAGTTGTACTTATGGATGTAACTGGGGATGAATTATTATTTGTTATCGTATTACCGCGAATTCTAACAGTTTCATATGACCAATAGCCCGGTTTAGAAGGCACCCCAGGAATTGCAGGAACAAAATCTTTTCCTGCGCGTCCTTTAATAAATTCTATAATGTAATCTTTAATAAGTATAGCCACAGTTACCTCGGTTAAATATAGACGCCGTATTTATAAACTAGCTTTAGTTCTTAGTACCCTTACGGAAGAATTTGTGCGTAAGAATCATAATAGCCAACAGGGGTTTGTGGTAAAATTGCTGGTGGTGATGGGTGTTTAGCAAGAGCCACTACCCTAGGGTCATTGCCGTACAATCCTACGCTCATGTTATTGTAAATAGATACTTCAAACGGAAGCATCCCAAGTCGCTGCCACGGCGTGGCTTTTTCAGACGACCACGTAAGAGTAGCAAAGAAATATTTACTCTCAGTCGCTCCGTTAACTATGACGGGTCCCCATATAACGCCAATCAAAAATATAGCCTCTGAAGTAACAACCACAGGCCGTACATGCGCTATAGCATAACCATCTGGGGGGCCCGGTAATTTGGTCCATCCACCAAATGGACTTCCATAGTGCACACTTAAAATACGATCCTGTACTTTATTACAAACGCACAAATATAGGCCGTCCCCGCCATGAGTTATTTCAGGACGAACTCCTGTTATTTCTGAAACATCGCGTGGTACTATAACAGTTACTCTAAATAAGCCAGTTGGCGTAAACTTAACCGCGCCGTATTTTCTTGTCCAAGTGTATACGTTACCGTCGTGCGCATGAAACATTATAGAATCATACGGGTTACTAAATTTATGATTAGGGAGACAAAATAACTGATCTAGCATGCGATATGCATTTTCATAATAAATTGGCTCTACTGGGTTGTCTGGGCGTAGTATTTCGCTGTCTGCCAGCTCATCTAAAAGTTCAATAAACTGCAACGAACTAATATTGTAAGCTCTACCTCCTCTATAAAATACGTAAAACAACTGCCAATGGCCTTCTTCTCTGTGCGCATTAAAATACTCTTTTGATGGGCTATCAAATGTCATGGCGTAGCCCATGTTAGCCGCGTTAACTCCATGAACAATTGTTTGAACAAGTACGTCCTCACCTTCTACATTCTCGTGCTCCCCAAAAGTATACTGGCCCAATGGGGCACATGAAATATACCCACTACTATCTAATAAAATTTGTCTTAACTCATATGGCATATCAGAAGTCAAAATATCTTCTAATAGAATACGTTGTACTGGTTGTGTAGGAGGACCTAAGTTTGTTACGCATATTTTTTGCATATTAGGAAGCTCAGTTACATCGTAACTTCCAAAGTTATGAACTGATATCCACTGGTGATCTAAATACTGCGCAATCTGCCACCTAATCGGCATACTAGCCATTGGCGTTCCACCACCAACTTGTAAAGAAACTGTTTTTCGCTTATTAATATGCTGGCCATTCGATGCGTACGCCCATAGCGAATGATCTAAGGTATATTTAGGAAAATCAGCAGCCCCATTATTGTTTAAATCAATAAATATATTATCATTCAAAGTCAGCCAGAAACATTCTCCTGTTCCGTATGGCATAACACTGGGAGCGCCAGGCAAATCACGTAAGTACACAGATTCTGGCGTATACGCGTACAATCCCATTGATGCTTCTAAATAATACGGCGAAAAAGCGGAAAATGGTCTAAAAACATAAGTGCTATTTCCATCGGCAATAAATGTACTCTCGTCAGGAGAATTGAATCGCTTAATATAGGGTTCATCGCCATTAGCCGCATAGTATACCGAGTAGGGCTCTACAACGGATATGAAAGGACCATAATAGACCTCAGAAACAGCTACAGAAATTTTATTAATAAGCGGAGAGCCATCCTCCGTTGGCGACCCTTGGCTAAAGCATACAACAGCCCCCATGGGCGCAGTAACCCGACCGCCGTCTAAATCTCCTTGCTGCCAGGCAGTAAAAGTGAATCCCTCCCACTTGACCGCTTTACCAGGAACATCAATATCCTTGATAACCCGGATTTGCTTCTTAGCAAACCATTTGCGCTTAAGACTGCGGTCGCCGTCAAAGGTTATCATATTTCTCTTTGGTCTTTAAAATTGGTCCAAAATAGGGCTACCTCGGGCGACTCAGAAAATTGTATAGAACCCCGTAACTCAGCGGGGACCAATAATTTTGTAAAAACCCCTCCATCAACATGATAGAGAATAATATAATGATCTGTAGTTTCTATTGCTAGGTACTCTCCTGATATACTCCATGAAACTCGAAGAAAATTTGTCACTGGTAAATCAGGTGGACCGGATAATTTAATAAAAGAAGCGCCATCAAATTCGTATATCGCTAAATTGGGTAGCGCATACTCCCAACAAGCAACTAAATACCTACCGTCCGGACTAAAGGCAACGCCTGTTATAGACTTAGTTGGCGCTTCGGGTAAATTTGGCCTTTTTTCATATAGGCCACCATTAAGCTCATAAACAACCAAACTAGGCGACCCATAATACAAACCAAGCGCGATCATAGTATTATCTTGATTTATACTAATACTCAGTACCCAATCGGTTACGGCGGGTGAATAATTATCTACCGTCGTAAACGCATCTCCAGTACCCGCGTAAATTGAAAGAAACGGTTCAGCGCTCTGAAAGCCAAGAACTAAACGACTATCGTCATTTGTAAAAGCAATTCCCGTTGGTGGTCTGAGTGGGGCTACCGATAAAGCGGGCGCTTCGGTTAACGTATATTCGTTAACATTATAAATTTTTACCCAGGGAGATTCGGTATAATGAAGGAGACCAGCCAGAAATTTACCACTAGGACTAAATTTTGAGCCCCCTCGAATAGGAAATCCTGGAGTATAACTTAGTAAGCTGAATCCATTGGCCTCCCGTTCATATACTTTTACAATAGGGTCGTTAACATATAAATACTTTCCATTATGCGTAAGTGTTGCGTCGGCCTGGATATTATCCCTACCAAGTAAATCAGGAAGTCGGGTCACTTCCGTTCCTTCTATTTCCCATAGCGCAACAAAAGGAAGATTATAATGAGCAGTAATAGCAATAACACTCATAAATTTACTCCGTTGGTAAGCCTACCATAAAGATACCTATAGCTGGATCAGTTACACCTGCTACCAGACCAACATTACCAAGAATAAGATCGGCGTTCAGCAGACCAACTGAGCCTTGTAACCTGGGGGCCGTTGTGGTTGCGACGCCCGTATCACCGATATTCATGATACGATAAAACGATGCGGTCCCCGTTGCTACATTTTGGCCGGCCCATATTTCTGAGGTGGATTTAACTAGCATGCCGCCAGACGTAGTGGCCTCAAAACTCATACCTGTCCCCGTACTGTCTACCGATACCGTTCGCAGCAAAACAGCGCTTCCAAGATCAGCGTCGGCAGTTGCCGGAACAGCGCCACTGTAGATGTTCATCACCATGGTGCCATTCAGTTGCGAAGCCAGGGCCAGTAAAAGGGCATCCTGCATTCCTGTGCTTATTTTAAACATATGGTTCCCCTTTAATCGAGAGCGGCGATAAGATCACCGGTGTTAATAGCAAATGGAGTAGCGTTAGTCGTCGTCCGTGGAATAACCAGCGCTCCATAAATAAGGCAATTGCCTCCAGTTATAGCGTCCCATACAGAAACATGGGTAATATCAAAAGATCCAGTTGTAGGCGTCCAAGCTACGATAGCACTAGATAGGGCGTTCCCAGATGCCGCGTCAGCAAAAGTTACAGATTTACGAACAAATCCAGAGTCATTTGCTGCGGTTAGCTCACCCACGGTTCCATCTTCAGTCGGATCAGCCGTATGAACCGCTACATACCAAGCTGTTGGTCTAGTTACAACTGACCCTGTAAACAACCAATTCAAAGCGGCATTTTCTGCATAATTGCTAAAGCTCATCGTATTTCCTCTTATGCCGAAGTTAAACTAAAACCAACAGGAACCCGTAGAATATCCCCAGCAGCCATGACCTTTGGAGACGGGAACAATACGGCGCTTACCAGCAGACCGGCTATGCCACCCCAGGTTGGACTAGAACTAATGAATGCGCCACGGATTGTCTCGGCAGCAGCAAAAGCAAACTCATTTGGCGCAGCCGAAGTGACAATAGTACCAGATGTAACAGCAGGGAACGCGATAGCTGCGCGCGTTGTGCCGGTATAACTTTGTAATTCGCTGCAGGCCGCTATGAGAGTCGTCATGGTGTCGCTGGCCACTGGAACATAATTTGCTCCATAAAGTCCCAGGTAGTACGCTGAAAACTGTGAGGCCCCTTTAAATGCCGAGCCAATGATATAATCCAGGCCGACAGTCGGGATAATGTTCTCGACTTCTTCCCTGGAGATCAAATTGCCATCTGCGCCGATATGTTCCAGGGTGTAGATAAATCCGATTTTGCTGGTCATTTAAGACCTCCTTATAATTTCTGCTTCAATAAAGCTGCTTGCCGACAGGCTGGAAGCCTGTGGGTTGTTAATGACCGCAATGGCCTGTTTGATTCCATCCTGCCGACGAACGAGCATCGCCCCGGACGTACCGGATTCTGTCGCGACGTTTTCTTCCTGCAGGTTTTTTACCGATCCGTCATTTGCTCCCATGATTAAACCTCGCTGTGATTGCCACATGACGCCCTCCTGGTCCGGCAAAGTGACGCCGGTACCAAAGATCGCACCATAGGGGAGAGCATCGGCAACCTGAAAACCGTCGTCCGGCACCCCGCCATAAAAGAAAGTGTTCTTGTCCGTTGCAAAAAAGATCCCGTTTTCAACCGGCTCCATGACCTGCACATCACCCGGGAACTGCAGGGTGTTGTCCACCCGGAAATGGTCCGGTTCAAAGGGGTCTGAGTAAGAGACATACGGTCCTGACGCGACGTACATTCTGCCCTTGTAGCTGCGGATGATGTCCCCGGCAGGCGGTGGATAAACATGGGCCAGGTCAAGGATATTGCCATCGTCGTATCGCCCGGTGTTGATCGCGTAAGATGGAGTCCCGATGGCCACATCGGCGATATGGTACAGTTCCGCTCCGTTGGGTGTACTGAGGTACAGCCGGAGAAACAGTGCCTGCGGGTCGGTGGTGGCCGGCAGGTTGGAGAAAACCACTCCGCAGTTGGCATCAAGAGAAACAGTGGCTATCCGTGATGCACCTGACTCGACCCCTGCGGCATCGACAAAAGAAACAGCGCCGAGATAAACACCTGCTGAGTAGTCGCCGGGTATACCGTGCAGCGTCACGTCGCCGGGAACCGCCATGCCCCAATTGCCGACCACACCGTCGACAATCTTTTTCGCCGCCAAACCATCGGAGAGATAGACAACCCCATGCAGATAATGGTAGGTAATTCGCGATCCAGCCAGTGCGCATAAGGGCGTTGATGAGTTATCGCTATTGAACCGCTTTAGCATGCCGCCCTCGGCAAAGAAACAGCCGGCAGGACAGGAAAATCCGTGACTGGTGCCGATGCCGACATAAACAGGGGTCGAACCCTTGCGTCGCCTGACCTTGCCGTTGGCCGAGAAGTCCACATTGACGGCATTGCGCACCGCCAGCGGCATCCCCGCGTCCATGGAGTTCAGGTCGTGGTCCGCCCGGCGGTTATCCATGCCTCTCGGCCATGGTCCGATTTTCATGGCCAACTCACCTTACAAACAGTAGGAACAGCCCTCGGTCGTTGAGATCCCGTAATGCGTAGCAGTTCGGAGATTGCCTTACCGTAACGTTCCTCGTGATATTGAGTGTTGCGCTTCGGTGATTCTCGATCCTGCTCTATCCGGGAGAAAATCTCCGCACAAACATAACTGACCAATGCCCGGTCAAGCTGTCCGGAAGCCCGCTGGTTGCCGGCCACGCCATCAGTAAAGCTTGATGGGTCGTCGTCAAGGAGCGCCGGTTTGCGGTAGTAGCGCAACTTGATCTCCGTTGCCAATCCCGGTGTATCCTGATAAACCAGCTTGCCGCCACCATCAACACAGACACAGCTCACCGGCCCGGTGGACGCGGCATCGATGGTAAATCCACGATCACGCATGACGCCAAGGTTGGGCAGCACAGCCACGGAATAACCGCCCACCGTGGCTGTGTACAGTTCACGGTGGAAATCGGCCGGCATATCCGCCTGGTAATCGCCAACCACGGTACTGACCACGGCAAATCCTCCGGACAGGCCGGGCAACAGGACGGTGCCGACAATCTCGTTCATGCCGATGTTGAGACGGTCAGTGATCCAGTCGCGGCCGTAGGTGGTATCGACAACAATGTCGACGATGTCATCGACCAGCTGCTCTCCGTTCACTTCAGCGCCTCTTCGATATCGACGACGGAAACCTTAAACCCGGCCAGCTCACTGACCGCATCGACCAATGGTCGGCCGTTGCCGGAATTGACCAACTTCTTGCCGCCGGGGGTTTTCTCTTTGCCTGCTTCACTCAGGGTGAGCACCTCGCTGATCGCCTTCATGATGTTGATGGATTTCTGCGCGGCATCCTCGGTGGTAACACCGGCCGCCTCTGTCTTGATCAGCGTATCGACATCCGGTTCGTCGGCCTTAATCGCGGGGCCAGGTCGGACAACCTCTTCAGCGTCCCCGGCCAGCTCCGCCTTGGCCTCCTCGAGAGCCATATTGAAGATGGTCTTTGACAGCAGGCCGGCCCGGGACGCCTCAAGCTCAAGGGCCGGCGGCACCTCGCGCCAGTCGCCTCCAATGATGATGACGTGTCCAGACGTTGATGCCAGGCGAACGGGATCCTGGCCTTTTTTTGTTTTATATTGTTCCGGCATTGTTTCCTCCAAAATGATGAGTCAGGTGGGCAGGGGCGATATCCTGTCCACCCGTGTTGATTTATTACAGCCTGGTTACAGCCTGGTTACAGCCTGTTTAGCCCTGGGTACCCTGGCTGCGATTAACACAGACATATTCGAGGACCAGGTAGCCCTTACCGAGCGTGAGCGCGGCCGAGGCGGTCAACCCAACGGTCTTGCGACTGCCGAGCGGTTTGCCACCGTTTAAAAATGTGGCATTGAGCGCGGTCTTGGCCGCAGCCGCTGCGGTGGTCGCGGTCAGGTAGGCGTCGGTGTCGGTTGCTATACCGACCGCCAGAGTCTGACCTGCGCCGAACACGGTGTCGATAACCAGGAAACCGCCGGTGGGGATTGCGTCGCCGGGGATATCGAAGACCGGGACAAAATCGGTGCCTGGGAAATCGGTAAAATCAAACTTGGCAACGCGGTAAATGGGGGACTGTATCCCCTCGGATCGTACTTTTAAACTTGCGGACATGGTGTGCTCCTTTGTGATTGATAGGGTGCTGCGTATCGTTACATGGCGGCCATCCGGTCAGGGGTAGCCGCCATCAAAAAAAAGACTGTCTACTTCAGAAACAAATCGACACAGGCCACGCCGAAGTCCTCGTCGGCATTTTTCGTGTACTGGTTGTCAAATCGCGGCTTACGGAATCCGATAAACTTGTCGGTGGAAATACCCTGGACAGCCCCGTAGTTGAAGGTCTTCTCGATCCAGTCCGGTGCGCCGACATCGACCATACCGAGCGCCTGGGCGCCAAGGAACAGCGAACGGGTACCGTCGACGTTGCCATCGGATCCCCATTTGGCGGAGGCTGCTGCGCCCTTGGTATTAAAGCACTTCTCGTGCTCCATGATGATCAGGCCGTCGACGGTAAAGGTGGCCCCGGAGAAGAAGGGGTTGTCTTTTCCGCGCGCGCCTGCCTGAACGACAGCAGAGAGAAAATCACCGTCTTTCTTTAATCCGGCAAGCACGCGAGGATCACAAAGGTAGATATAGTTGTCCTTGCCGCCGATACGCAGTGGTTTCATGTGGCTGGTACGAGCATATGCCTTGAGGTCAACAAGCATGCCGTATTTCGGCGTGCAGGCGGAGGTGATCGCCGCCGTGTCGCCGTCGATGAGGTCGGTGCCATTGAAATAGAAATGGCGGCCGGCTGACGGCGCAGTGACATCTTCGGCAAAGGACAACTCGCTCCAGGGGTTTTCCTCGTCTTCCTCCACGGAGTAGGTGGATCCGTCGAGGTTGTAGTTGTAGCTGATACCGGACAGGGTTAGAAATGCCATGGTGTCGATAGCCTCTGCCAACCAATATTTTAGCCGGTCATTGGCGGTCTCGCGAAAGTTGATGACCGAATTCTGGTCAGACAGCTTACCTTTATTCTTCACCTGATGAGAGATGAGGCCCATGTTGATGTCGATGTCGTAGTTCTGCAGTGCCTCTTCTTTCCCTTCCCGCTCGTTGTCATTGGCAACGCCGCGCTTTCTGAGGTCGGCAACCAGCTGCATAATCGCCCGGGTCCCCTTCTCGGTCTTGGTCAGGGCCTTGATGTGCTGGATACAGCTGTTGGTGCCGGTACCGAGCAGTTTGGCGACGAAGGACTCGGAGCGCATATAGGTCCAGACCTCGCGCATCCAATAGGTTTTTTGTTCGGAAGTAAGTGCCGCAAAGTTTGTAGCGTTCATTGTGATCTCCAATTAATGGTTAGAAAAACGTGTGCATATGATTGTTTTTCCGCACTATTAACGGTCGTGTGGTGACCTGGATCAGCAATAACGCTTGCTGGGGGCTGTAACGTTGGAGCCTTTAACGACGCGCCACGATTGGTCGTACTACAGGCATGGCGGCTATCTAAGCCCGCCATCCCTCCTGTCGGGGGTTAAACGAAATCGCCCCTGTTCTGTCGCTTCTGTTTCAGCGACATGCTTTTGTACTCCGCCTCTGGAATAGCCAGGGCGTTGGCGGCCGGGTCGGCCGTCTTGTCACGGTTGCTCCGCCCGACGTTCATGGACATCGGTTGCTTGGCCGCATTGGCCTTGGTCTCGATAGCCTTCTTCTGCTGCGCCGCCTTCAGTTCGGCGATCTTTTCCTTGCCGGCATCGATCGCTGGTGCGGTTGGCGCCGTTGCCTTGATCCGTTCGCCAAAAAACACCTCTCGTGCCTCGGTCAGGGCCTGGGACAACGACATGCCGTCTTCGCGCATATAGGCCATCTTGGCCCGGTTAAAGGCCTGGTTGTTGCGCTGATTGGCAAACCATTCCCCGTGCGACTGCAGGATATCGTCGACGACATCCTGGGCGATAGCTACGTCCTTGCTTGTCTCGATACCTTTCAGGATGCGCAGCTCTGACTGCTGCTCCTTATATTGATCGATCTCGAACATAACCTGCGCCGCCTCCTTGGTCTCGCCATCGGCGACCAGATCGGCGTACTGCTGGTACTTTGCCTTGATATCAAAGGCCGGGGCCTGGGTGCCGTCCTGCGCCACGTGCGGCGAATTCTGGGCGGCCTCGAGGTCGGCGATCTTTTGCTTGAGGTAGTTGATTTCGACGACTTTTTCGGAAAATCGGCCATAGGGTACGTTGACCGGTGTGGTCTTCTCCGGCTCGGCTTCCACCACGATCTCCTCCGCAGCCTGTTCAGCGGCGGGTTCCTCCTCCTGCTCCACGGCCGCCGGATCCTCTTCCTTCTCCGGTTCCACCTGGACATCTTCTTCGTCCTCTTCCGGCTTGTCCTCATCGAGGATCAGCTCGACCGGTTTTTCCAGGTCGGCCTCGTCGGGCATATCGCCACGGGCCATGGCCACGTCTTCGGGCACCTCGCCCTTGAGAGTGTCAAAACTCATGACGAACATCTCTTCTTCTGCTATCAAATTATCGTTATCCACCGGCATGGTTTAATATCCTTATCTAGGTTGTCAGTTGCTGATCAGTTTCTGGCCACGGCCGCGTTGGCCCAAAAGACCGCTTCTTCGATTTTTCGTATGGCGTTGCCCCGCTCTACCGAGGCTGGTGCGATGTCGAGGAGCAGGTAGGCAAATTCCTTGCCCTGGTCCCTGATCGCCTCGTAACGTTCGGCGTCACCCTCGCCAGGAACGTGGTGGGTGAAGTTGTTTTCAATGGTTGCGTCGCCGTCGATGAATCCCTCGTTGATCAATGCGTCTCTCCTGTTATCAGTCAATAACCTTGGTCTCTATCCCCTGCTGTACGCCGACAAGTGGGGACGGTGGATCCGGTGGCGGTACCGGGGTTAATGGGTTGGTGTTGGTGGGGAAATCAGCTGCCGCGCCTGCCGGGAACTCGGTCGGGCGCTGGCCTTCCTCACGGAAAACCTCCTGGCCATCCATCGGGTATTCCGGCAGGAGCGGTGGCTTATCCATATCTATGTCGCCGCTGGAACGCAGCAGCACATCGGCAAGCGGTGCGGTGGTCGGCTGGGCGGCGATGACGCCTGCCGTCTGCACCGCACTGTATTTCGATTCGACCGAGGTATTGACCGCATCGGCCATCGCCTTCCTCGCCTGAGCCCGTTTGAGCTCGGCGCTGGCTACCTTCTCGTCGGTCTCTGCCTGGGTCATCGGATCCTCGGTCTGTGCCGCACTGACCGCCTCAATCTCCTCGAGCAGTTCGTGTTTCTTGGCGTAGCTTGATGCGCCGATGACATGGGCGTCGGGGATCTGCACCCCGGACTCGCGCATGGCCATCAGCTGATCAAACTGGCCGTTCTCGAATGTTGCATGGGTCGGCGTCTCGGAGATGACCACGTCATAGGTACCGATGGTCACGTCGTTGAGGATGCCGTCGACGGTGACCTGGTTGATGACCAGCTCCTCCTTGACCTTGTTGGTGTCCATATCCATGATGCGGATAACCTGCTCCTCGGTGTAGAACTGCTGCACCAACTCGACGATCTTCTTTGCCGCAAGCCGCCTGGTGAATGCCAGGTTGTCCAGCGGTCGGCCCATCTGCGTCTGGCCCATATACTGCTTGGACTGGATTGCCTTGCCGGAGACCTCGTTGCCATGCTGGCCCTGCAGCGCGTCACTCATCCCAGAAATGGTTTTGATGGCGAACTCGGCCCGATCAATAAGTTTATCGGTACCAAGAGGCATCGGGTTCGGCGCCCGACGTGTCGGCTTGAGCCCGGCGGGATTGACCTTGGAAACGATGACCAGGCCATTCTTCGAGCCGTTCTTCTCCAGGTCCTCCGGTTCCATGTTGATCATGACGCCTTCGGGCACGTCCCAGCCGGAGTTGCTGGTGCTGCCGAGGATCTCCAGATAATTGGTGATGCTCTTGTTCTCCAGCTCCTGGGGGCTGGTCAGGTTGTCGACCATGCCCCGGGTGCGTCCTCTCCGAAAATAGGGGAAGTACGGTACCGTGGTGTAGGTCTTATAGGGCGACCAGTCGTTGTGCAGCACCACCGCGCCGCAGGTGACGGTCCACATGATGCGTCGGTAGTTCATAATGGTTTCGATACCGCCGTCCAGGGAACGGGCAATGTCCGCCTCATCCATCAGATCAAGCGGCGTCACCTCGCCGGTCCAGGCAACAAAGACCTTGCCCCGCGAGACGCGGCGGTGCTGGCGATCTATGACAAGGTACAACCGCGTCGAGCGGTCATCGCCGTCCTGGGTCACCCAGCCGTCAAAGCCGGTGCCGTCGGAGTCTTCGTTAAAGTGTGGCCGGCCAAGGAAGCTGTCGTCCATACCGTAATAGGCGTCCGCCTGCTGCTCGACCTGATCGGCCAGCTCTGCCGAGTATCTCTCGGCGAGATCGTCATAGGTCATCCAGCGATCGATGATGACATCATTCCAATATTTCGGGTCGTATGACCTGGCGTCCGGGTCCGGCTTGACGTCCATCGGGTCGAGGATCTCGAGTTCGATGGAGCCCTTCATGTTGCCGGTGAAATCCATCCTGAAATCAAGATAACCGCGTTGCTGGATCAGCCCGTCCTCATAAGCCTGGCTCTCCGCCCAGTGGTAGTCGATCTGGTTGCAGATCTGCCCGACCACCTTACTCATTACCGTTGCCGACTGCTGGTCCGCCTGGCCGCCTGCCGGGAGAAACTGCATATCCACCCGGGAGTGCAGCTGCAGGCCCGTGGCGGTGTTGACCGCCGGCAGGATATGGTTAAGCTCGACCATTGGCCGATCGCCCATGGCTAGCCGGTCCTGCTCGCGCCACTGCAGGCCGCCGCCGAGGTACATATCCTCGTTGTATCTGGCCCGCTCGATATAGGCGCGGTGCCCACTCTTCATGGCGTAATCGTACCTGGCCATGTTGATCCGGGCGGCGTCCTCGTCTGACTCGATGTTTTTTGGGCTCTTGCTCATATCAGCTCGACATAAAGGTTTTGCCGGACCCGGAGGTGGCGGCAATCTTGCGTTTTAATTTATCCTGCCATGACTCCTTTTGCTTACGACGCGAGCCACGCGGAAAAGCCATGATCATCTTCGGGTGGCGGATGTTCGCCAGGTTGTCGAGCATGTCATCATGAGACATGACCGGGAACGGCTTGTACTCATCCTCGATCAGATCGTTAATAATGTTCACCCGGCGACCCTCGTAGTTGGTGCGCCATATCGATCGCGGTAGGACGATGCGCTTTTGCTCAAAGAGCGGCACCAGCCTTTTTATCCTATCCACCTTGGGCGTGGAGTCGGTGAGCGGGGTGATCTCAAACCGGTAACGCAGCCGGTCCATCTCCCCCTCGATATGCTGGATATCGCCCTGCATGCCAAAATGCTCGTAGCCAACCCCGTCCGGCGTATACTCCCCGTGCAGCTCAAAGAGCGCGTTGGTCCTCTCGGTCAGGTTCAGTCGGTCATGGATGCCGTCGAGCAGGTAATACTTCTGGTCGGTGGCCAACCCGACAACCCACATGGTCGTATAGTCCGAGGCCTTCTTCTTCTCGTTGGCCGGGTCGACGACGATATAGATGTTCAACTCGCCCATCCTCGGCTCCGTCTCGTAATATGACAGCCACTCCTCTTTAAAGCCCTGTGCGGCGTCTGCGGACGGATTTAGCAACATTTGGCAACCAAAAACATAGGGGCCCATATCGCGTCTCTTCTCATTTAATGACTCCCTGGTTAAAAAAACCGGGTTCCCGGTGTCCTTGCCGTCATCCGTTGCCGGGTAAATCCTTGGTTCTGCCGTGCCCCGCTCGATCAGCGTCTTGTAGGTGTCGCCGAAGTGGTACCGGGTACCGATGAACCGTCGCCGGCCACCATGAGCACCGAGGTTGTAGCTGATCGCCAGGGCCTCGGTGGTCTTCTTGATCTGCTCCGGTGTAGAGACCGACTCGAGGGTGACGATGTCGTCATAGACGAGCAGGCTGAAATGCTTTCCGGTGGGCTGGCCATCGACTACCCCGTGCGCCTCGACTGTTGCTTCCTTCGGGTTGCTCAGCCGCTTGACGGTGATGCCTTCGTCCGTCCACCGGTTACCGGCCCTCGGTGCATCCACCCGGGGATCCTCGTAAAGAATCTCCGGGAACAGCCGCTTGAGCCGGGTATTGGTCTCCAACTCAAATTTGATCTGCTTAAGAAACCCTCTGGAGATACCCTTAGTATGGCTAAATATGCCGACCGTTATCTCCGGATTGATCAGGATATCCTGGATCGTTTTGGCAAAAGTTATCAAACTTGATTTATAGTGTTCCCTCGCCCATAGATCGAGCTTACCGTCCGGCTCCGCCTGCACCTCGCGGCACCGATCGTAGAGCCACTGTTTGCGCACGTCCTTGCGGTTCATGGCAAAGGCCATCAGGTA